GTTGTTTCAGGCGTCGACAGTCACACGTGCTGTCGGCTGGGTGTCCTCCCCGGCCCGCCTCCTGGCAAGAGGCGCCGTCGCTGCTGCAGAGGCGCGAGTCCGGTGGAACACACCACCGGGACGCGACGTAATGGACGGAATCCAGACAGGGCTAGACCTACTCGAAAGACGTCTGAGAGTGAGTTACCTCACCCCAGAGGCCGAATCGAATACGCCTTGGCCCATGCTCGGCTCAAAGTCGACCCTGGACTCAATGAACATTGCCAATGAACTGACGGAGAAGTGGATGAAGGAGTACCGACCTCGGCTGGCTCTCGAAAGAAACCAGACCAAGATCAAACACGCCTACTCCCACTGTCTCGCAGAGGCTACCTCCCATGGTGGTAGCCCCCCTTCATTCACTGACATCGCATTGAGTCTCGAGATGGCAGGCGAACTTGAGCACGTCCCTCAATCTTCCGAGGACCTAGGTCCAAAGGAAGAGTGGGACGCGCCCGAGCCTGCTCTAGTCGGCCTTGAGCTCAGACAGCATGGTCTGAATCGTCCTACTTGCATTGCAGCAAAACCGCTCCACGAGATGGGAGACAAGGTCAGATTGGTGACACTACACCCCGCATGGGAGGTGTGGGGCGCCCGTCGTCTGACTCAGCTCCTACTCCCCGTTTTAAAGGGGAACATCTTCACGAAGGATTTGCTGCGGGGCAAGAACGTCGCACTCAAGCGCCAGGGGCCGCAAAAAGCCCTAGTAAGCCTCTATTCGGCTGATCTTTCCGCTGCGACAGACTGGATACCACACAAGGTGGCACAGACTGTCATAAGGTACTTGATCAACCGCCGCTTCCCGAACCCCCTCCAAAGAGAGAGGTTCCATCAGCTGGCAGAGGTCATACTGGGACCCAAGCATGACGTTGACAGCACAGACGAAGAATCCCGCACGAGTCGCGGAGTCCACATGGGACTCGGACCGTCGTGGATCGTTCTAAGTCTGCTCAACGTCATGGCCGGTCTTATTGCGGCCCCAAAGCAGAAGCACGCTTTCGCAGTGTGCGGGGATGACATGATTGCGCTCTGGACACGCTCGGAGATCGAAACCTACGAGCGCACCCTAGAGACCTGGGGTCTTAAGATCAACAAATCGAAGTCGTTCATCGGGCCAAGGGGTGTGTTCTGCGAGAAACTCGTAGAACAACACTCCAGGACCCTCGCGAGCAGTCGAGATGTTGGTCATATCGCAGAGGCGGGCGCGAGCAAGTGGAAAGCCGATAAATCGGACAATCCCCTCGCCGTTGCTGACGCGTTACGACAGCCGGTTCATGGTCGTCGACTACGTCGTCTACAAGAGACAACGAGGAGACGCATGCAACCGACTAAGACCCCGGGCCCCGTTCGGGCAGGGGGATCTGGGATCGGAACCCTGCCCAAACGGGCGCTGGAGCGACTAATCAAACACGGCACGATCAACCTCGTCACCTACAAAGAGGTGCCTGTCTGGGCGAAGGAGATTACTCTC